GTTGTTAGGTAGGCATAGCCTAAACCAGCTACAAAGACATAAAACAATGTTCGTATAGAGAACCAACCAAACTGGGTTACTTTCTCGTTTAACCACTCTTTAATGGCTTCTTTGACGATTTCTTTTTCAATCTCGTTAGCCATTTTTCTTCCTAACAGTAGGAGTTTTCTTGACGGCAGGTTTACGCTTAACCGCAGGTTTTTTAGGCGTGGCTTTAACTTCGCCTTCCCAAGAATTAAGCACAGTTAGCCAATGTACCTTTTTGGTGTAACCCATCTTATCAAAAACCCAGTCAATGATAAACATTAGAATGTACCCCCATTAATGGTGTAAGTACCTGCTTGTAAAAAGTTTAGCGTTACCGCATCTTGAACTAATGTTGGGTCTGCTAAATTAACAATTTTGTTAGTATTTAAGTCTAAATTCCCCGTCATTGGGGTTTGACCATCTGCGGCAACCGAATCCGTAAGGGCGGCAGCCAAATCATTCATGGTGTTATTAGCCCATGTACTCGATATAGTTGTGCCAGTTACTACGGGATTACCCGCAGGTAGGGAATATGTGCCTGACCCGTTTCTTGACATGATTTACTTTCCTTTTTTCAATTCTTCAGCCATTTTACTAGGCGAATAGTTGATTGATTCTTGAACTTGTTTCTTTAATTCTCTACTTTTTATCATTTCTGCGGCAGTTTTTGCACCTAAAACTTTAGGAATTGGGAACTTACCTAGTGCGTCTAAACCACGAATAATGGCACTACTACTATTGGAGTAGTTTGCAGCACCTTCTACTGTAGTGTTAATGTTTAAGGTTGTTTCTAACAGATTGCGAATCTCTTGAGCACCTTTTTTACCAAATAAGTAGTCAAGTTTGCCGTCTTGGTCTAGTTCTGTAACGATTGATTTAAACCGAGCAGGCGAAACAACTGGGTTGCCTAACATATCGTTTTTGGTCGATTTTGTTACTTCGTCTTTAATGTATTGTACTGTTTGCCCTTTTAGCTCATTAAAAGCGTCAAGCCCTTCTTTGCCTGATTTCTTTAACACATAACCAATAGCACGAACATCATCTAACGAACCATCTAAAATGCTGTGCTTAAATACATCTTCAAATGCAACCATTCTGTCTTTGCTATAACCTTTTTTGGTACTAAGCAATTTATCAACATAACTAGAATTTTCGTATTTGTTAGCTAATTGTGTTCTTAATTTTTTAGCCGTTTGATACGCTTCACCACCTTTACCTGATGTAATCTGATTAATAATGTTTTTCATTTCAATAAAATGTTTTGGAGCATTAAAGTCATAATTTTCGTTAATAACTTTATAAATATCTTCTAACGCATTAATTGGCATAACACCTGTTTTAGATGGGTCATTTCTAGCAATTTCTTCATCTACTACATTAAGTATTGGGGATAATTTTGCTTTAACTGTAGGTGCTTGTTTATCTATATGAGTTTTTAATAGTGAATAATCAATAGGCTCTTGCATTGCACCTTCTTCTCTAGCTTTTTTATATGCTTTGCTTACTAATAGAGCATCATTGTCATAGCTTTTTTGCAACGCTTCATCTACAACCTTACCAACTTTTCTTAAATTAAAAAACTCTTTGTTTGTGGCATCAACATAAGCATCAAAGTTTTGCAAAATAGCTGCATTTCTACCTGCTTTTGCTTCCAATAATGGTTTTCCAATAGTTTCGGGGTAATTTTTTGCAGTTTCTATTTCAAACGCTTGTTGCCCAAAATCTTTAGTTGCTTCGCCTTTAGATAATTGAATAGGTACTCGTAATTGTTGTGCCATTTGGCTTCTAGTAACTGCTTCAGGGGCTACGGCAGCACCTACACCCGACATTGTTGGTTGTGGCTCTTTGCGTAATGCTTGGGCAATTCTTGGCCCTACTTCTTGCACAGCCTGACCCATTTGGCGAGCTTGTGGGGGTGTTGCTTGCACCATGCGGGCATAGCTAGGCAACATACCTGTAGGCAATACTGGTGGCAGTTTAGACGCTTCAAATGCACCGCCAATGCTTTGCAACACATCTTGGCTTACAGGGCTAGTAGGTTGATATTGAAACTGTTGGGCTAATTCAGGTCTATCTACACGCTGATTTGTGCCTTGTTGGATGTTTTGAACAATACCTTTACCAACACCTAAAAATGGTGCAGCAGCCCCCGTTACCATAGTTGCAGGTACTTCATACAATGATTTAACATAATCCATCATTGTGCGTTTTTGCTCAATTACAGGTGGATTTGGTACTTGACCAGCAACAGTTGGCACATCAGAAGTAATGATGTTTCCACCAACATTTTGCAAATAAAGTTGTGGGTCAAACCCTTTTGCTACAGATGTAACAGGAGTTTGTGATGCTTTGGTTGCAAGATATTTTTGGGTGTCAAAAGCCATTATTCAATTCCCAATACTTTTTTAATTGCAGGGGTATCTTTATGGTTAGGATTTTTTCTTACAAAATCAAACGCTGATTGGTCTTGTGGGTTTAAAGTTTTTCTAAATTCTTGTGGGCTGTAACTTGATTTTTCACCAGTTACCGCTCTACCAATATCTTGAGCTACTGTTGGCAAATAAGGGTTATATCTTCTATTTACAGGGCCAGCAATGTCAATGCTATCCCAATCACCATTAGGGTAGTATTTTTTATTAAGTTCAATCATTGTTTGAACGGCTGCAATTCTTGTAGCGATTGGTTTATTAGCATTTCCTACATCACCTGCTGCTGTACGATAAGACGCTGTATCTTTATCAGATTGTGGGCCTTCAAAACGAGGTACTTGTGCAGTTAAACGCTCTCCTAATATTTTAAGAGTTGCGTCTGCTTGTGATGCCTTGCCACCAAACCCAACAAATTCTCCAACAGTTGTAGCTACATTTTGCAAACCGCCTGAACTTGGTTGATTTGAACTTAAAGTGTCAGCCACAGTACTTAAAAGACCAAACGAATCTTTAGCATTACTAATATTAGTTCTTAATTTTTTGTTAAATTCAACTTGTGCAGCCCTATTGTCTGCGGGTGACATTGATGGGTCATACTCATATTTTGGTAATGTTGCTGGTGTAAATTTAGCATCTGCACTTGCAACAGGTAACATAGTTTGACCTGCCTGACCACCACCTTGTGGCATACCGCCTTGAACTGGTAACATTGTGCCGCCTTGTGGCATATTGCTTTGTTGTCCACCAATACTTAAATTAACACCAATACCTTTATCAGCCAATTCTGCTGTTCTAATCCGAATGTTTGCTTGCTCGTAAGGAGTCATTTCAGGTTTAACACCGCCCACTCTAAATGAACCTATTGGGTCTGAAGAATTTTCGTCATAAACACCTTGACGAACTTTTCCTGTTTTTTCGTCTGTGTATTCAGCTTTTACCCATTTAGGCTTTTTAAACATTTCCTCAGTTGCAAATCGTTGCAATACTGGGTTGTAAGCAGTAGAACCAAATAAATTAGCAGCTTGTGGGTTAGGTGCTACAGCCGCTACAGGTTCTACTTTTCTATATTGAGATGTAAGTTCGCCTTGTGGCCCAATCATATCGGGGGTTGTTTGCATGGTCAACTTATTGTCAGGGCCGTAAATACCGCCTTCAATAGCTTCTTTGCCACGCAACAAGGTTTGATATTGTTGTGCTTCGTTAGCGTATTGTTGACGCAACGCTTTAGCCATTTCTAACGCTTGTATATCGCCTTTTTCTGCTAATTTAGAACCCATGTAACTTTGGAACATTGGGGCTGCGTATTGAAAGAAACTAGGTGCAACATAACGCCCACTTACCATTTGACCTGACGGCATAGATTGACCCTGTTGCATTAGCAACTGAGCCATCTGCTGTTGGCGGTTTAACGCCTGTTGTTGCTGTAGGATTTCGGGTGGTAAATTACCGCCTAAATTAAGCATCTGTTGAGCCATATTAGTAGTCCATATCGCTTTGAATGTTCATAGGATTCATGCTGGCAGAATAGTAGTTTTGTGCGGGTCTTTGATTAAATGCAGACATTTCAGCGTTTGCAGCATTAATATTTTTTTGGTCTTGACCTTTGCGTAGCATCATAGCCATAGCTAATGGATTCATACCGCCTTGTGCTGTACGCCCTGCATCTTGTGTTAACCCTTGAGCCTGTTGCATAGCCATATTTTGCATAGCTTGTTGATTTGCAATGTTTTGCATATATGGGGATAGCCCACCTAAATCTTGGGTTTGGGGCATCTGTTGAATGTAGGGGTTGTACATATTCATGGTAATAGTCCGTAATCTACGACTTTATAGCCGTCATCTAAGGTCTTAACTGCATATGGGAATACTTGTTCTACTTCTTGTGCCATTACGCCTACATGGACACCATCGCCTGCTAATGGGTGCGATTTAACTTCATCTTTGTATTCAAAGCTATAAAGTGTCAAGCCGTTATCCATTACACCAATGGCTTTGATGTTTTCTTTTACACGAATGTCAGACATTAATGCTGCACCGCCTAAACTAAATAAACCTTGATTAAGGTTAGCTTGGGCGGCTTGTTTGGCGTTAAAGTCACCCATTGCAGCGTTATATTGCATACCTGTTGCACCTAATATATCAGGGCCTGCGGTAGTGGCTTGTTGAGCAGAATTAACAAATTGTGGGCCTTGTACCTGTGCTCCTGTACGCACCGCAGAAAGGGTGTTTAATGGCTCATTTCTAAGATAGGCTTGCTCTTGCAATGCAGTTTGACGGGCTTGCTGACCAACACCAAAGCCTTGTGTTGTGGCGGCAGCTAATAAGTCATTTTCACGCCTTGCTTGAGCCAACATTGCTCTTTGATAGGCTTCTGAACCAATATCAATTCCACGATTAGCTAAGTCTTGATTTAAGCGGTCACGACTTTCCTGAATCTGTGGTTGTAGCCGTTGCATATACGCATCTTGATAGCTTTGGCTAGGATTAAACCCTGTAGTCGGTAATTTGCTGACATCAAACGGGGTTTCAAGCATATTTTGTACATAGCCCAAACCTTTTTCAGACAGTTGACCTAAACCAACACTAGCTTTATTTTGATAATCAAGCAGTTGTTGTTGGGATGGGCTTAATGCTTGTGTAGCAGTCCAAGTAGGATTGCCGTAGGGGTCAGCACCAGTAACTTCGTACTTTAAAGTGCCATATGGTGTAATTTGATTAACACGATTAGCGGCAGTTGCAACACGAGCCGCATCAATATTGCCAGCAGCCGTTTCTTGTGCAGCACCCCTGTAATCAGGTGCGGCAGGTGCACTCGGAGGAGGCCCTAATCCTAAAAATCCACCACCACCCATACTATTCTCCCTTGTTTAAAGAGCATCGGATGTTAAGAAACCGACACTCCTCTTTTCTCATAGCCATAATTACCAAATCACCACTCATGTGGGCATCAGGTATTTCAGCTACAACCTTAAAGCCCAAATGTCGGTTTAACTTTAGGGCTTCTGTGTTATCAGCACAGATTTGCCCTAGTATAACGCTAACTCCTAGTTTATTAAAGGGGTAATCAAATACCGCCCATATAAAATCTTTACTAGCCCAGTTCTCACCAACGCTACCAATATGAATCTCACAAGCCTTTGGCATAAAGTTGGTATATCCTGCCACCGCTACCAAATTGCCGTCTTTTAACTGCCCAATACATTGGGTGGTTTCAGGCAAGGGAAAATTGAGGATTCTGACTAGCCATTCCCCCAAATAGCGTTGATTTTCAGTAGTAACAGTCCTCACAGTACCCCGCCACGCTCCATTACAAAGTCGGTTGATGCCCAATGAAACTCAATACCTTGCGATGCCACATTCAGGCTAATTGAACCTGCATAGCCTATTCCTGTCACGCCTTGCCATGTTTTTGTAACCACTAAACCACCGCCCCAGTTGGCGTTATCCCATGTATCTAAGTCCCATTCACCAGTTTGTAAGATGGCGGGGTTAAAGGATATTTGACTAGTAAGTTCTACAGTATCAAAATCGGTGCTTAGACCGCATAAAACAGTCGGTAAGCCATTATCGGTCTGTAGGATAGGGCGTACCATAGTAAAGCGTTTTTGTTGCCCTCTAGACTCAAAATACGAGTAGGCTTGCTGTACAAAGCCTTTAATATTCGTACCTGCATCGGCAAAAGTATCGTAAAACTTGCCTACAAAGCCCGTAGCCCCAAAATACATATCGTCACCGCTAGATTCCCAGCAGTTTGCGTTGACATTGGTAAATCTTCCCCATGACTTTGTAATATTGTGCATTACATACTGTTCAGAACCCCCTGTTACGGGAATATTGACGATAAGCATATTAACTTTAGCAAAGTAACTTATCTGCCAGCCATAGTTATTAGCGTAATTGTCAGCCGCTTGACTAATAGCGTAGAAAATCTTATCGGTAATGTTGACACGGGGGTCTAGGCGGGTGGATTGTAGTCCTGCCGATAGGGGTACAAGACCATCTTCGGTCAAAAGTAGGATGTCACCACCATATTTAAACACGCATTTACGGGCAAAAGTCTGTCCGATGTTCCAAATACCTACCAACGCCCAATCTGTAGGGTCAGATGGGTCAGAACCCTTGTAAACAGCGACTTCCCCGTTACTTGTAACAAACACGGCTAAGTCATCTACCCCGTAGCCAGCGTCAATAGTCCAAGTTCCCATTGCTTGTAGGTAACCACCTCGTTTAAAGATGCCACCAAGAGGGAATTCGCTTACTGCCCCGTTAATACTGTCAACAGGCAAGTACCAAAAGCTCAAACTATTCTTTTGTACAAAGTAAAGACGCTCTTTAAACAGGTTTACATAGGCAAAATTAGTAGAATTTAGCCCTGTAATAAAGTAATTAATCGTATAAGTACCTACTGTGCTCGCATTACCGCTTGGGGCAGTCGCCATCGTATAAGTGAGGGTCGAGCCACCCGTTACAGTAATGCGAAAAGTTCCGTTAAACTCGGCAGGTATTGCTCCTGCGACTGTTATGGTGTTACCTGTAACAAGATTGTGGGCACTTGCAGTCGTTAGGGTGGCTGTTAGGTTACCCGTTCCACCCCTAGTAATGGTCGAAATAGTCTGAGCCGTTGATGTTGTAGCCGACCTAGACCACCTAGTACCATCATAAACGACCATCGGGTCAACCCCGTTGACAGCAGGCATAAAAGACCCACCCGCAGTCGTAATCATGGAATGAATCCACTTACCATCGGTGTTTCCTGTAAGACTAGAGGTAGCCGTAGAGGTACTGGCATCATAAATAATCGTAGCTGTAGCAGCAAACAACTTGGTAGTAGTTGGGCTACTG